CAAGGAGAACAGCGGTTACTTTAGACTTGTAACTATCCTCGATAGGTGCAATGTCTGGGTGATTCAGTACTGGTGACCACTTTTCTGCCAGTACATCATACGATGTGTTTTGTTGATTGAAATCCATTATAGATTCTCCTTTTGACTCGTAAGTTTTTGAGATTTCCTTTTATGTATAATTTATGCGGCCTTCAAGACACTCTGTCATGTTTAGAATGTCTTGAAAGAGTGGACATGTAACGATCCATTGGTCCACCCTCTGAAATAACTTGGTTAGTTGTTTCTTCTTCTTCAGTTAAGACTACAGGAGTTCCTGTGAAATAACTTTCTCGTAGAACCTGAATCTTATCTCTGTATTGTTCCTCTGTCTCGAACTCAATACCTTCGGATAAAGATGCTAGTTTTTCTACTTCAACATCAGTCAAACCATCTGCTTCGTCTGCAAAGATTTCGCCGCAACGATGTGAGACAATTTCTTTACGAAGGTCAATGTTTTCCTGTAGTGCTTTGTTTAAATCTTCTTCTAGTTCATTCTTTACATCTGTAACTTCTTCTAGAAGGTCGTATTTTTCATTTGGTACATCAATGTAGCAGTTCTCAAAGAGTACTTTGAGTCCAGAGATGAAGTTTTCAGCAACCTCGGCACGAATACCATTGTCTACTGCTAACTTATTTTCTTCTACCCACTGTTCAACAACATAACCGAGATAGTCGTCTAACTTCTCTGCTAGTTCACTTGAAGTCTCTTCGATTGCATTTTCAAGAATTGTCTGATACTGTTCAGTCAAGTCTTCTTCAATCTGAGAAATTCTCTCATTGATTGCAGCCTCAAAGATTGTTGATGCTTTAGATTGGAATGTTTCAGATAGTTCTTCACCGTCAAAGAGTGCTTCTAGATGTTCTTTAACATTTACACCGCCCTTTGGCTTTTGTACCTTAGTACCACCTTTACCAGCAATGGAAGCCATGTTCTTCTTAGAGTTGTCCGACATCTCATCGGTATCAATCTTCGCATGTCCGCCTTCTGCGTCCTGATAAAGTTTTGGATCTTCTTCTGATTTAGTATCTAGAGTTGGAGTTTCTGGTCCCGCTTCTAGAATTTCCGTGTTGTTGTCGTGTTCAGACATAGTTGACTCCCTGTTTAACAGATTTTTTAACTTGTTTGTAATAGCCTTTGCTCCTCGTTCACCCGCTTGATTTACTTTGGATTGAACTTTTTCTTTTACTTTATCTGGATTGATGGTATCTCCAATCCTTTTTGCTCTATCTTTTCCAACCACCGTTTTAATTAGTTTAGCGATACTTTCGGCATTATCTTCGGAAACATCTTCCGATGATAAAATTCCATGTGTCGCCTCTAATAGTGATTTTTCTTCCATGCGTTTCTTCCGTAGAGTAAAGGGTATTATCTTTGTTTATTTATATTTTTCACAGTTTTGACAAGAAATCTTGAAATGCTAAAATCGCCTTTTCTTCGAGTTCTCTCTGTGAAGCCTTTTTAATCATTTGATGATATTCGTGAATTTCCTTCTCTCGAATAACACCGTTATCCCAAATCCATTCTTTACCTTCCATAATACCATTTACGAAAGCATTAGGAGCAGAAGGGTCTGCAACGATGTCTACTGCGGAAAGCATGAAGTCTGGTTTTACATAGTTGACGCCATTCTTTTCCTCAAGTGAACCCATACCACGAGAAGACACACCAAGTTGTGCGCCTTCATTGACTAGATTCTTTGCAATGTTACCCATAGGAGTATCAAGTAGTTTAGCCTTACCGACTACATCATTACCTTCTACCTTCAAATCCTTAATCATATGGGAAACACGGTCAAGGTTTACGGTTGGACCCTGTGGGTGATTCAGTTCACCCATTGCACGGTTCTTTCCAACAAACTCTTTACCGTATCGTGTTACTTCGTTTTCAAGAATCTTCTTTGGGTAGATTCTACCATTACGGTTCTTCTGCTCTGCTTGCATGAAGATTCCTTGAATGTAATGGTTCTTTTTGCCAGTTGTGGAATCTTCCTCAACAAGGCATTGAATGTCTTCTGTCATTTCTGTGATTAGTTTCATTCTCGATGCCCCTTTGCTTTTTCTTCTTGTGCTTTTTTGTGACTCCACTTCATTTTTATCTGATGCTTTTGCTTATCAGTTAAAGCACGATACTTCTTAAGTGGCATACCGTAGATGTGTGATTCTCTACCGTCGCCTTTACTTTCTTTGACTTCTTTCTTCTTTGCCTTCATGGCTTCTTGATATCGTTTTTTAGTTACTTCACCACCAGAATCTGGGGGATCGAATCCTTGCACAATGTGTGCCAAGCCCTTTATGGTATCCTTTACACCTTCTTTAACTTCCTCTTCTTCATCATCTTCGATTTCTTTCTTACGAACCTTTCTTCGGTTCTTTAGATACTCATCGGACTCATCAGAGTCGCCATCATTGTCAACATCACTATCTTCTGCATCAACAGGATCTAAACCTTCACCATCATCTTCTTTGTCTGTTTTTTTGGCATATTTTTTACCATTATCTTCATCATCGTCTTTTTTCTTCTTTGCTTTCTTCTTTTCTACAAGAGAAGCAACACCAACCGCATCTTCATATACTTCGCCCGCGGTTGATTCTTTGACTTGACTTAGAAGTTCGGATGTTTTGGAATATAACAAACTTTCTGTTTTATTTCTGGCATCAGATAGATTACCTGATAGAACATCTGTGATTATATCTTTAGTAGTTGACATGGTTTCATTCCTCTTCGTTTAATTGGCTATTACAGAAACTAAGAACCTTAACAAACTGTTCCTCTGATTCCTCCATCATATTCCTCATCTTTTCCTGATTTTCTTTATTCATATTATCATGAACGGATGCGAGGGAAACAGCATGTTCTGGCTCAATATGTATACTTGAACCATCTTTAGTCTCAAAAACGATTGGTTCTTGATTATTTAATACTTCTTGTAATGATTTGATAATAGACATTTAATGCTCCTTATACAGATGCTTTCATTTCTTTTGCTAACATTGTTAACATTTGAAGCATCTCTTTGTCTTTTATACCACTTATTGTTACTTGTTTACCTCTCACGGAGAAATTTCTTTTATTTACTCCCACTAGACCTGGGGTTTTTGCGGCAGAATTAGAAAATTTCTTTGCGTCAGAGGCATTTTTGAATATGAAAGTAGTGCCTTTTGATTCTTCAATTGCGGCTTCTTCATCATTTGGAGTTGTTAAAATATCCTTTGATATTTCCACATTCTGATCAACTATATGTCTACCCACTCTATCTTGCATTTCGTTTTTAAAGGCATCATTAAATCCTTCTCTGTCTTTGTTGAGAATCGAAGCAATCATGTCCTGCATGTTTTGATTAGTTATCATTCGTACATTTCTCCTTCTCCGCCCATCATTTCATCTTCTGATGGACCTTCAGATTGGATTTGAGTATCCATTTGTTTAATTTCTTCGTCTGATTGTTTTAATATATTTCTACGAACCCAATCAGTTGAGTAATACTTACCTATGTATACCTCCATTTGGCTCAATATATCAAGTCTTTCTTTAAGGATTTCAGTTTCCTTTAATTCACTAAAGTATGAGTCCTTGTTCCATGTCCATCGAATGTCTGGAATGATTTTTTCCCAGTCTTCTTCACTCATCACACCCTTGAGAATTAGTTGAACTCTTAGAAGTTGCATAAACAACTCTGCAAAACGAACTCTCAATTTTTCTATAAACTTGAAGAATTTAACTTCATCTCTTGTAATTTCGGCACTTCTTCCCATATTGAAACCAGAATCAGGCTCCATTCTTGAGATAGGAACATTCAACGAACGATAAACTTTTCTGAGAAGATATTCAACATCTTCCATCTCTCCAAGATTTTGACCACCATCTAAAGTAGTAATCTCTGTTCCTCTACCACCTTCTCTTCTTGGAAGCCAATAGTCTTCGAGCATATGTAAATGGTTTCTATCATCTTTAATTTCGCCTGTTGATGAATCGTATGTTAGTTTATTACGATACCGATTCATAATATCACGAAGATATTGTTCTGCCTTTTGCTTTGGTAAATTACCAACATCGATGTAGAATATTCTTCGTTCGGGTGCGCGAGAGATTCGATAGATAACAACTGCATCCTCAATCTGCCGAAGCATGTTCAATGGACGAACAGCCTTTTGAAGATAACCAATAACTCGTTTGCTTGTACCATCTACTACACCTGAATGAACATATGCAACAGAATCGGGAGCAATTTTTAGTCCAGTTGATGAAGTTTGATATGGAGAATCTTTATCCATGTTGGTGTAAACAAAGAATTCCTCTACACTTTTCACCATAGGAATGACACCACTTGCTGTTCTTTTTTGTTCTTTGTTTACTTTTCTTACCTTCTTTATTTTTGTTGGGTCAATAGACCTTATCTCGGTAACTCCCTTTTGGGGATTATCTTTATCGATTATGAGATGGTAGTATAATTTACTATCCACATACCATCTTCGGAAAATATCTGCACCCTTATTATGAAATTCCAACATTCTTAAAATGTTGTCATATTCGTTGTGAATTTTAACTTTGATATTATCAGATAGTTCTACAGTTTCTAAGTTTAATTTTACTGGTTTTCTATCATTATCCATCACAACAGATTCATTTATAATATCTTCAATCGCTTGATCTACTTCTGGATACATTGCAGTTTGTCTAAACTGGCGAATTAGACCGTTTTCATTACGAACACCACCGGCGAAGTCTATGAGTGTTCCAAAGACTCCGCCGGTTTCTAGTGTGTAACTACCGTCGTAATTTTCTGGCGATACAAAGGATGCTTCTTTAGTAGCCTGTTGAGGATTAATCTCTTTGCTACCATCCTTCTTTCTACCGATTGAAAAACCAAAAATATCTAGGGGCATAATATATTCCTTTAAAAAGTAAATTCTTTACTATATGTATGGTGAATTTACTAATCAAATTTCACTTCACCTAAATCTCCCTTTAGTCACGAACAATAGCGGATTCTCCAGAACCACCATCTCGGAATGAACTTGAACGACTATTTGTTCTTGTTGCTTGTCTGTTACCTGCCGCAACACCACTACCATCACCAAGAGTGATGTAGTCATATGCAAGTGTAACAGAATACTCGGTGAGAGTATCAGCAGTATCGTAACTTAAATCGATTGCTCCGACTTCTACAGGCCAACAGTTGTGTAACTGAATGTGTCGTAGTTCGGTTCCGAACATGTCAATTTGAGTCACTGTCCATCGAGTGAATTCTGCACCAACACCAGAGAGAATATCTTTGTTTGCAACAACATTCTCTTTGTGCCAGTTAAATTCCTCATGCCATGCTTCAAATATTCTTCTCATGTTGTATGTTGTTTCATCCAACACTGTGATGGTCCACTCTGCATATGCTCTGTCGCCAGGAACTTTTGCAATTCTTCCTCTAAATGGAAGTGGGATAATACCCAAAGTTTGTGCTGGCATAGAAGCAGCCTTTACCATAAAGTTATTTGGTAATGAACCTCTAGATCCTAAGTCTCCTGAAACAACAAATCTATTTGGACGAGTTCCTCCATCAAAGTTGTTCTTGAACTCGCTGATGGCCATTGAGTGTGGCCCTGAATTTGAATTACCGATTGGTGCTACCATTTAGGTTTCTCCTTTTAAGTTATTATCCTAGGTCGTCTGCTGTGTTCTTGTTTGTGAATGTAATCTTAATGAAGTTGATGCTCTTCGCAGGCTTGATGTAAATGTCAGCAACAAACTGATTAGAATCAATGATACCATCAGTGTTGTTTGACCTATCACACACTACCCTGTAGTCATAGAGACCTCTTCTTGCTTGAATACTATCAAGAACAGGACTTACTGCATTCACGAACGCGGCTCTAGTAGTAACATCATTCAATTCAAACAAGATTCCTCTTGCAGCCGCACCAATAGTCTTCTTCAAGTAAATGAAGAGTCTTGAAACATTGATTCGACTCAAAGTACTACTCGTATCTTTACCAGTCTTATCTCCGAAGAGTACTGTTCCTTCGCCTGGGAATGTTACAATTGGGTTGATTCCTGCATCGTATAATGTATCTTGTTGACCATCTGTTGGGTTATCTTCGATACGAACAACATCTAAGATTCTACCTCGTTTGAATCCTGCGGGTGAATACCAAGGATATCCATCTCTGTCTGTTCTTGCGAGACAACCAGCAACATCAGGCGCACAGTTTGTACGAATGTAGTTTGCAGTGTTTTCTGCATCGTTGATTCCTCTAGTGATGTCCAAGTGTCTCTTCGCACCGAATACGGTAATATTAAACTCGTCTTGAGTTCCTTGCCAGGCAGCGGTGGAAGCATCTAACCCCACAGTGCTGTCTGGAAGAACAGCAATACAATCTCCTCTTGTCGATGCAATACTAGAAACAGAGGCAATATACCCCGCTCCACCTGTCGCTGCAAAGATAACATCCAACGGAATTGTCTTGTCTTTGAGTGTTGTATATGAATCGGTTTGAGTATTACTTTCTGTACCAGTCGCACCAACAACGCAAACACCACCATATTGGAGATAGTTATGTACTGCCCACCATTCATTCTTCCATGCACCAGTAGGACCTTTTGGCCATCTGCTACCAGTTCCTCCAACAGTACCATTTGCGTGGTGTAAATTATCTGTCCATGCGCCACTGGCAGTGGGTTCTTTGGAAGTTAATCTCTTTACCCAGTCTTGTGGGTCTTCGAGTTCCATCACTCCGGCTTTTCTTTCTGCGGTGTTTCCGAGTGCGAGTATGAGTCCATAGACTGAAGGCATACCTGCTCTTGTTAAAGAACCCGCCTCACTTCCTGGTACTACAAAACTTTGATCATCTATTAAGACGGTTACATTTGGTCTGGCCATCCTTTAATCTCC